TCTTCGGAGTAATCGAGTTTGTTGGCCTTCTTCCAACGCCAGATTCCGCCCAAGATGTGGAAGCGCTCATCGAGTTTGCTGATATCCGTATCGAGCACCATGCTCGACTGCCCCGTTGTGCCGGCGGCATTCGTACACCAATACTTGCTGACCCACTCGAAATAGATCGCAAATCCGGGACTGGGGGCGGGCAACATCAACAGTTGATTGCCTCTCAACCGATACTGGATCCACGGTCCCTGCATGAACTGGGCTTTGAGCTGCTGCCACTCTGCCGGTGTTTTGGGCCCAAAGACGGGACGCCGCTGCGAGCGGTTCCACATCGTCTCATTGACGATGAAATTGAAGTCAGGTCCCGCCAGCGTGAGGATACTGCCCTGCGCCTGCTGACCGACGATGCCCACCGTCTTGACGACAATGCTGAAGCCGCTGCCCGTCCCTCCCAAATTCGCCGCCGCAGCCGAAAGCACATCGCCCGCTAAATAGCCAGAGCCCGGATTGTCCGTGCTGATGGTGACGGATGTCACGACACCGGCAGTTACGGCGATCGTGGCTTGCGCGCCCGATCCTGTACCGCCGGTCAGCGGGACAAAGACGTAGGTGTTGGAGAAGCCGCTCGCATAACCGCTGCCACCGGTCAGCGTGCCGAAGGCGGTAATGCCGCCGGCGAGTCCACTGGTGGCGAAGTTCGCCTCATTGGTGAGAACTTGCCAGGAATGGCGTGAGCCGAGTTCCTGGCCATCCTCATTGATGAGTTCGACAATCTGAAGGACTTTCGGATCGGTAGACGATGCCGCAACGGCCGGTTTGGATCCCAGGACACGAAGAGAGACCGATTGCGCGATCGTCAGTAGGCTCAAGCCGCGTCATCCTCCATGATTCCGCGCTCCCGCGGTGGCCGACCGGGCCCGCGCTTCGGCTGATCGGCGAGCCGATGCTCGAGAGCCGCCATGCGTTCTCGCAGGCTCCGAATCGTCTCCTCCTGCTGCTCAATCCGTACGTTGGCATCGGCCAGAGCCTTTGCATTGATTCCCTTGTCCTTTGCCTCATTGATCCAGCTCTTGGCCAGATCGCGCAGGTAACGGCCATCTGGGCCGATCGAACCGAGGGCCGAATCGGGGATCTGCGCCACATCCTCCACCGTCGTATAGCCCATGGCGGCCAACCGTGTGGACTGCTCCTTGGTCGCTGCCTGCCAGGTCTTGGTGGGCGTGCCCTCGCGCGGAAGCTCGTTGCCCTTCTTCCATTCGCCGTACTGCGCCTCGAAGAAGTTGACCCATTCGAGCGGATACGATCCCGTCATGGCTTGGGCCCGAATCTGCTTCAGCCAGTCCTCGGCGACCTTCTCGAATCGATCCTTGGAGCCGTGCGGTGTGATACAGGCGAGCGTCACGATGTTTGGAATGGGCCGCCCTGCCCGCTCTGACGCTTCTGCGTTGATCCCGAGCTCGCGCTCCTCGAACTGCACAAAGGGAGGGCGTTTGTCTGCGATGCCGATCGTCATGGAGGTTTTCTCCGATAGAAATCGGGGGCTTGCGCCCCCGTGAGTTAGGCCGACTGGAAGCAGTGATACTGAGTAGGCGTGATGCACGTGATCGTGCAGTACGGCGTTGCGGTGGCGATGCTATAGGCGGCATTGTTCCCAAGCGCATTCAATTGCGCGCCCACGGGTGGATAAAGCGACAGAGCGTTCGCCCCCGCATTGATCACCTCCATTGAATCCCCGGGATTCATCGCCGGCAGAATGCACCCGGTGCTAGCTGCCACCGTCGTAAACCGACTGGTATCGGCTCCCAATGCCAACGCTGTCGCCTGACTATTTCCGGTTGCGATCAGGTTATTTGCGACAGTACCTGAGATCGCTGCGGCTTGTACCGCAGACAATCCCGCCTGAACGAGTCGTTGTGCGAGAGGCATACGCGCTCCTTCAGGTGATGCGGCCCTGGCAGAACGGGCGGTTGAGCTGGACGACGTTGTAGAAGTTCGTCCCGTCGTTGTATGTGGCGGTGAGCGTGATACCGCCGGTAGCCGTGGCCGTCGCCACCGTGCTACTGGCCGACACACCCGGACCCGCGTACATGGTGAAGCGACGGCCGTCCGGATCGATCGTGCCGACCACCGCACCCGCAGGAATGCCAGTACCGGACACCGCGGCACCTATGAAGAGTCCATCGATGGTGTTGTTGCCCGTCACCAGCACGACACCGGACCCCGAAGTCGTGAGCACGTTCTTGGTCACGGTCGTCGTAGCCGGCAGAACACCGATGAGGTTCTCGATCTCCTTGCCAGCGCTGGAAGCGCCGAGCGTGCCCGCACCGGTGATACCGAGCGGGGTATCCGTGGCAACGGAGGCGGTCGACAGCACGGGCACCAGGCCAGAGACTGCCACCCATCCATACTGGCCAGCAGCCTGCAGAGCGATCGCCACGCCCATCGGGCGTGATTGGTTCGCACTATTCGCCACCGCAGACGCCACAAACACAAAACGGCCGGTGACCAGATTGCTGGCTGGCTTGATGGTGACCGGCGTCCACGGAGCGACGGCGGAGTTGAAGTAGCAGTACTGGAATTCGACGCCGCCCCAGTAGTTGTCGAAGCCCGGCACGATCGCACCAGGCGGCATGAACGGGGGGACCGAACCCGGGCCGTTGTAACCGGCGCCGAAATCTGGATTGCCGACGTCATTGGCACCCAGGAAGTACTCCTGGAGTGGCCGCGCGCCGGCGTAGGGGAACAAAGGACCGTATCGCATCTCTCTCTCCTGACATCCCGGTTTTCACCGGGGTAGTCGATTAGGACTTCAGAACACCCTGCAGGAACCGCGCGCTGGTCACGAGGTTGCCCATCCATAGAACAGGGATTACGACGGCGTCCTGGTTGACGCTCTTCAGCTCTTCCATCACGGTCATGTCGGCGTCGCGGTGGACCACGAGCTCCAAATAGTCCGTGTTGAGGAAGTAGCCGTGGACCGCCGGAATGCCGCCCGAGGAATCGAAGAACACCGTGGCATTCTTGTACTTCATCGTGACAAAGCCCGCGGTCGCGTCGTTCTCGGGCGTACCGCGTGCGTCGTCGGTGTAGCGCTTCAAGCTGGTCTGGGACTGCTCGAAGTATGTGTAGAGATCGTCGGAGAAAACGATCATGTCTGGCTGGTCCGTGCCGCGCGTCAACTTGATATAAAGTGCAAGCATCAGGGATTCGATCGTGCTCGGCCCCAGAGTCAGCGCTGACCCTCCCTGCAGCGGCGCAGCGGCGGACTGCACGAGGTTCTGCCAGAACGTGAACGTGCTGGAGTTGATCTGCCCGACGGTGCCCGTGCCGGTGTCCGCAACCAGCGCCTGAATGCCATTGATCTGGTTCGCGGCCGTTCCATCGGAGTAAATGTCCCCCGACATGCCGTTCTTGAACGAGTTCATGGCGTTGCGGATCTTCGCCTTCGTGAAGTTGATGATCCGCGACTCGCCCATGTTCGTGCGCAGCTCGAGACCCGAAGCAGCGACGTTCACCGCGACTTGGCGCCACGGGAATTCCGCGGCTGTCAGCACGTCAACGGCATTGATGTTGAGCGCATCGAAGCCTGAATAGCGCTGGTACGTCGAGTTGGTGGCGTACTCGAGCGGGGCGACAATCGAGAGTCCGCCATCTTCCTTGCGTACCCGGCCCTTGGCCGTGATCTTGCGGAAGAGAGCGTTGTGCTTGCTGACGTTGTCAGCGACTTCGGATTCGTGCTTGCGGTAGGTCGTGGCGGCAAGCTCGGTCCACGCCTGAAAAATACTGGAAATGCCGGCGGGCATGGCTGAAAACCTCTGCCCGCAGCATCATGAGCGCGGGCGGTTACGTGATGAGTCCCAACTCGCGTGCTGTGGCGGCGATGGTCTCTTCCAGCGTTCCGGGTTTTGCCGGAGTGGGGAGAGAGGCTCGGCGCGGCACATTCACGGAAGCGGCTCGCTTGGCTTCACGTACCCGAGTCTGGTTTTCAGCCCGGCGTTGCGCCTCGAGGTCGCTTGCAGCCTTCTGCTGCAATATCGTGCGAATTTCGGGGTGAGCCCAAATCGCACGCTGGTAACCCTCTTCCAAAGCCTGGGCGGTTGTCAAGGCCGGGTTGGCCTGTTTGATCTGCGGGAGCAGCGCATACATCTCGTTGATGACATCGCCGACATACGGCCGCAGCGGCTGACCCTGAGCGTCGGTCTCATTTATCCACTGCGTTACACCAGTCTCTAACTCAAACTGCTCCCGCCTGGCGCGCTCGGCTTCCTGCTGTTGCTGAGTGGCGAGGATTTGGTCGACCCTTGGATCACGGAACTGCTGCTGCGGCTGGGGGGGGGACTGATGCCCAGGCTGCTGCTGCTGACTGAATACCGACAGATCCAGCCCAAACTGCTGGGCAATCTGCGCGATAGCGCCGTACTTCTGCTGGGGCGTGCCGACGCGGAAGATGGCAGCAGTCTTCAAGAGGTCGGCAACGGCCCGCTCCGGCGTGCCGCCCTCGGCCTCGATGAGCATGCGGTACGGCTCAATCGTCTGTCGCATGCTCTTGCCGAGCTGGGCATCCGGCAGGAGCTGGCTTTGGCCAGCCATGAAGTCCGCCTCGCGGCGGTGGATAGCGGCGCGCGCTTCCGGCGGGATCTTGTCCCAGGCTAGCCGCTCAGTGGGCTTCCAGGTGGACGGCGCGCGGCTGGTGTCGCGTCCAGCATCGCCTGTAATAGCTCGTTGAGAAGCATCTGGATCTCCAGATTGTTCCGGCGATGCCGAAGGAGTCGCTGTTCCAGGCTTTCCCTCGGGAGTCGTGCCAGTCTTTCCGGATTCTGTTTTCGGCGACTCGCGCGACCCATTTTTTGCCTCCTTCGGCGCTTTGACGAACTTGCCCGACTCATCGCGCGCACGCTCAATGGGCGCTTCCTGCGGCTCGGGAACGGCTTCAGCTGCCTGCGGCTGTTCAACAGCTTCTGCTGGCTCGGGGGCGCCTTCCTCGGGCTCCGCATACTTCTCGCGGATCGCTGCCCAGTCGGCAGCCATCGTCTGATCGATATCTTTCTCAGCCAGCATAGGGTTGTCCTATTTGCCTCGGAATACTCGTCGGATACGTTCGGGCGCTTCGGCCCACGCGCGATGGGCCATCTTCTCGGCCAGTTGGTCCAACTTGCGATCGTTCTCGCGTTGGACACGCTCGGCTTCCTTTTTTTCCTGCTCGAAACCCTCGTAAGGTCGCGATCCGGTACGCTTCAAATCCTCGCGGCGCGCCTTACGCCCCTCTACCCACAGTCCGCTAACGGGCGATTGGTAGCCCGGCAAATCGTTCCAAACTGCGGGCGAAAGCGACTGCTGCGTCGAATCCCATGGCACCTCGACCATCGATTCAGACTTCGGATCCCAGCGATAACGCCTACGCATCGACACCCTCTTCTTCCTTCTCGTAATTCGCCGCCGTCATGGCGGCTGCGGCTTGCTGCGCTTTGGCGGCAATCTCAGCCACCATGATCTTGGTCTGGTTGTTCGCATCAGCGATTAGCCGCTCATTTTCAAGTTGAGCCGCAAGCTTCCTGAATTCGAGATCGTGCTCGGCCGTCTTGAGCGACAACTCGTGTTGCTTCTCTTGGGCATCCTTTCGGATCTCGATATCGGCCTCGAGCTGCGTTCTGCGCAGTTCCATTTCCAACTCGGCTTGGCGCTGCTGAGCTTGGGCCGCCTGCTCAATCTGCGCGGTCTGCCCGGCGGCCTGGAGCTTCGCTCCCTCGATCTTCTCGTGTGAGGCGGCATTGATCTGCGCCACCTCGATAGCATGATCCTGCGGTTGCGGCGGCGGCTTGGGCATCTGCATCTTGTCAAAGGCATCCTCGACAGCCGTGCCGAGCCGCGCGCGGCGAATGACCGCCATGACGATCTCTTTCGCGGCCTCGACCGGGAGGGCGCCAGACTGCACCAATGGCGCCAGTTCCATGAGCATCTGCGAAATTGCTTTCAGCAGTGCTGACAGGGCCGTCATGTCCGAATCGAGCATCGCCGCAATGGTCGAATCAGTCTCTACGTCGACCCGGAACTGACGCAGGGCCGGCGAATGCATCATCCCCAGGATGTCTTCCCAGGTCGGAACCTGCAGGGCTTGTACGAGCTCCGGAGGCGGTTGCGGCGGGGGCTGGCCAGGGACCTGCGGCTGCTGCGCCAGCATCTGCGCTTTGATCTGAAGCTCCTGCTTCTCCTGAGGCGTCGGAAACTTCAGATCCGTCATCGCCGCGAATGTCTCAGCAGCGAACTTGCTGCTCATGACCTGAGAGGCGAGCCGCATCAGATCCTTGACGTACCGTTTCACCTCGCCCTGCATGCGCCCGAGCCGCAGCGAATGATAGTTGCTCTTGATCTGCTGAGCGGTCGCAGTCTCATTCGGGTCGGTGGCGCCGCGGACGATGTCGGAAACGCCAGTGAGCTGATCGATAATGGCCAACTGCTTCTCACGAGCGTCGTAGAGCGTCGCCAGAACCGCCTGGAGCTTCTCTACCGGCATCCAAGCGATTGCCGCATCCAGCCCCTTGTCAGACCATTGCTGCGCGTTCTGAACCGGTGTCAGCTCGTTATCGTCGCCCGCAAGGAGATCTGGAATCTCCGGCAGCTTCGAATCATAGATGCCGCGCAGGCGGCAGACATTCACGATGCGATCGATGCGTACCGAGATCTTGTCGAGCTCGTTGGCCTGATTTTCGTACAGCGTGAACGGGATGATGGGGATCTGCGACCCCGTGTTCTCGATCATCTTCAGCGGTTCAGGGCAGCAGAAGAAGCCCTCGAAGTCGAGCGGGGGCGAACCATCGGGGTTGTCGAGCGGGAATAGGAGCTGCTCGAGATCCTCCTGAATGAAAAACACCCGCTGACCGAGCTTATCCCAGATCTCCCAAAACTCGGCGACCTTCTGTGTCTCGCCGGCTTCTTCGGTCGGCTTCTTTGGATCGTCCGTGTTCGGCTGGGCGAACGTAATGGTCGCGACAGCTTCCTTGCCGAACTTTGCCTCTGCATCCGAGCGAATCATCTTATGCCGGAAGCCATTCCACGGCACTTCGTCCCATGTGCGGCCATAGCCCTGACGATAATCACGCCAGTCGACGTGCTCGAGACAGGTCTGTTCGTACTCGACCTGCTCGTATGATCCTTCGTCATCCTCATGCGGCTCGCTGCCGCCGATATCTTCTGATTCGACCTTCGGTTTGGCGGGCGCGGTCCCCGATTGACTCAGCTTCGGGACGTACTTGATGCGCGAGACACCGCGGCCTGAAAGCAATCCATCGAGCACGTCATTGCGGATTGCCGCATCCGGCTCGTCTGAATCGAACATGACGAACAGCGAGCGCTCGAGCACCTCGCCAACCGCCTTTCCGAGCGGGTCAGAGTCCCGGAAGCGGCGGCGTACATCAGGGTTTGGCTTGCTGTTGTAAACAGCGGGACGGAGCGTCTCGGTAGTAGCCCAAAGCACGTTGTAGCGATTGCGCTTCTTCTCCTCGCCGCGATAGCGCTTGACGACCTTCTCGGCTTCGTCGCGCCAATCCTTTTCGCGCTTGCCGGCGAGCTGTAGTTCCTTTTTCCAGCGGCGAGCCTCAGCGGCCTTGTCGACCTGCGCAGGCATCACGCCAGCATCACGAGATTGGTCGCGGTCGTGTTTGTCGCCATGATGCGGCCCTCATTCAGCTCGATCGGCAGAATGGTGCCCACTGGGGGCGCGGTGATTACCGTCGAAGCGGTTGTGCCATCGGGGCTGACCGCGACATTGCCCGCTCCACCGACGTAGATCGCTCGACAACTCACGCGCGTGGAATCCGAAGGTGTCACGGCTGAAAAACTGGAATACGTCGCCCACGGGCCTGCTTGCATATCACTGCTCCGACAAGCGCCGCTGCGTCTGGCGCTTCACAAGTTCGCTGATGGTGAGGTCGGTTGGGAACCGGGCCGGCTGATCCTTCGGCTTGTCGCGGGTCACCGGGCGTGACATGCAGATATACCGCAGCGTATCCGGCGCGTGGTCCTCGCTCTCGGTGTCGACGTCTTCCGGCTTGTGCTTGTCGTGCTGGAGCGCCGGCAGCGTGCGGATGATATGCGGGCAGGTTGAGAAGATGACGAGACCTGGCGTCTCTGTGCCATCCAACCGTGCTCTAACTTGATCCCAACCGCCCATCCGTCCGCCCTGCGCCACCCGGGAGTTGTCAGCCCGCCGGAACCCTAAATCAAGGCGCTCTGCGATGCTAGGCCCTCCATCGCGCGCGAATGCGGCGGGATCAAGCACCTCGTCTGCCATCTGTTCAGCGCGCTCTAACTCACGGATGCCGAGGCCAACCTTCTCAGCCGGCATCTTACAACCTGTGTTCGGCTCACCATTCCAGCCGTACCACTCGCGATAGATTACGAGCCAGCCGCGCGGGATCTCGGGAATCGAGCCATCCGACACGGCCGCCCAGAGCACGCAGAACGGCTTGGCCGAGCCCCAATCCATACCGCGGATGCGCGCCCAATACTTCGGGATCTCGAAGGGGCGCACGACATGTCGGTCGGGATTGAACTCGGGGAAGTACGCCCCGGCAATGATGCTCCAATCGCCCTCTTTCAGAGCTTTTACCAATTGGGGCGATCCCAAACCGTCCATGCGCGATTCGTACTTCGGATCGTTCTGCATGCCGATCTTGTTGTCAGCCATCCGCGCACGAATGAAGAGGCGGCGCATTCCATCCTCCTCGAAGATCTGACCGCCGAGCGGGTACTCGTCGATTTTGAAGTGCGCTCGCACCCAGTGATGTCCAGGGCCGCCAGGATTCGCGGAGGCGCGTATGCGCTTGTTCGGGATATTGGCCTGAGCGCTACGCAAGCGGGCCTTGAGCATCTTGTAGGCGACCGGGCTGGGCCACAGCGCAAGCTCGTCCCAGCCGATCCACGTGTAAGCGTGGCCCCAATACTCCTGCCAATCGTCCTGGTGATCCATATGGCGCATGCGCAGTGTCGCGCCATTCGGCCAGACCCAAGCCTTCTCTAACTCTTTACTGCTGCCGGTCCACTTGCAGCCCGGAAACCACTGCGGGTAGATCTCTTTCGATCGGGCGATCAGATCCTCGAGCTGCTTGTAGCTCTTGCGGAAGAGAATGCCGTGCCAGTATTTGCCGTAGGGCCGGGGAACATCCTGAGCGAAATCACCGAGCAGGAAATCTGACTTGCCGCCGAAGACGGCTCCGCCATAAAGCAGTTCATCAACCAGGTCGTGCTGAATGGCCGTTAGCTGCGGGCCCGGCTGGGCTCGCCACGGTATCACTGTGACGGTGTTCGGTTGGGATGGGCTGGGCTTCATAGTGGCCCATGGCGCCGTTCACATTGGCATCGACGGCTGAGAGCTTGGGTTTCTCGTAGCCAATCGCGGCTTTCGCGGCGTCGAGGCGCAGATCCAGCGGCTGCGCGGTGTCCTTGTAGACCAGCATCAGCAGCGCGTGAGCATCGCCCTCGAATGCACGGATGCCCAACGCTTTCTGCGTCTCCGCAGCGGCCTCGGCAATCGCCTCTTCCCGCTCGATCGTGTGGCGGTTCTTTGCGCCTTTCGGGCGTCCGCGTGGCTTGCCTGTTTGCTTGCCCATTTTTGCCCATTAAAATATTGGGCGTGCCCATTAAAATAATGGGGTCACCGCTTCTTCAGCGCGTGAGCCAGCTTCTTGATGTGCTCATCCGAGTGCGGCCCGACAGGAGTCTTCGGATGCTGCGAGTTGTAGATCTTTGCAGCATGGGTCTTGGCCTGTTTAGCAGGCATACCCTGCGATTCCATCTTGTCCCGAATGGCTTCGTACTGCTTGGGCATGAATGGACCCTAAATCATCCGCGCTTGCCTTTCCAAGGGTGTCGCTTCTGATGTTGACCCCGCTTTCTAACTTTCGTGGGAATGTTCCACATGGAACATTGGCATTCTAACTTTTGCCGCCCGTTGTTTTGCGGCGGCGGCTTTCTGGCACTCGACACAACTACCGCCTTTCACGTATCGCAACGTGTGTCCAAATCTTCTGCAGGGTCGGCCCGTATACTTCTGGCTCTTGGCGTGTTCCCTCACAGTAATCGTCCTGGCAGCGTCAGCGGCCCGAGCCAGCGCATCTCCACGACCATGGTTGCGACGTAGCGCGGCTGCATGGCCTTGGCCCGCTCTCGAGCCAGCCAGCGGCGCAGATGGTTGCTGCCCCCTCTCAGGGGCACTGGCACCGCGCGCAGAGGCTGCAATGACGCCTGATCCATGCTGGCAGCCAGCAAATCAGCTTACAGAGAGCTGAGTTGGAGCCGCCGGCCGAACCACCGGGAAAGGGATGCTGAAGGGCACCTCCGTACCCCAGGCGCTGGTCGAGGATGCACCGCTCAGCACATCCGTCTGTGTGGCGTTGACCCAGTAGTTGCCGGGCGGCAGAGCGGCACCCAAGGCGGCGGTGAGAGCCGCCAGCG